GGATTAACTTAAACTTTTTATTCAAGTCAACCTCTATAAGTTTTGAGACCTTCTTATCAGCGATTGCCACATCGTCACCCAACACACCATTTACACACCATTCTTTGGTATCGTTTTACAGAACTCCTATTTGGGAGTCCCAGTTTTTAACGATTATCGGCTTAACCGGCCGACAACGGGGAACGGTGTTTTAAACGGTGTTTTAGGATCTACTTTGTGCCGGTTCATTGCTATGCGGACTAACTTGATTTGTTAAGTCAACATCACAAATCTGCCGATCAAGAACAAGTTTCCACAACATACCAGGGTAACCTAGAATATTAAGGAGTTGTGTTTGAACATCTACTGATAAGGAATCTGTCGCAGCTGTTAGTGCAACAAGTATGGTAAAACACACAAGTTGAGTTTTCAACCGATTAGATCTAGTTCGAGCCCTAATGTCGCTTCAGATAAGTTATGGACCACTCTTGATTTAGAGTCTTCTTAACGCTTCCATGAGCGCCTCGATGGACTCTCAACTAACCTTTCGGTAGATTGGAGAATGCTATAAAAGCATTATCGAATCTCGAATCAAGTTAAGTTTTTATCAAATGGCCACATGTAGTAATCCATTATGAATAGATTCCTTGCGTACCTGTAGTAATACCATTATTTATTAAACGCTTAATGCCACTTCGGAAAAAAGGTTTAATAAAACTTGGTAGAACTACTGGAGGCACGGGTCATTTCTTAACGGATAGCTTATCCATTAAAGGATAACTTACCTTTGTGGATTGTAACCAACACTTTTGATGAGTACAATGGCTAAATCTAAGATCTAGATACTGTACTACCTAAAGTAGCGCTTCAGCCCAATAACTGATTGTAAAGGTGGTACCATGACTTTTCTCATGTTACCATTTGTTTCCTTGCTAACTCAACTAGACCCTTTCACTTGAAACCTTACCAAAGAGGTTCGGATTCAAGATCAGGTTCTATCAGAGAATAAATTACTTAAAAGGATTGCGTATCGGATCAGTTCCCTACGGGTTAACCACTTAGTAATCCATTATGAATAGATTCCTTGCGTACCTGTAGTAATACCATCATTTTTAATAAACACTTAATACCACTTCATCAGCGACCCATTGAAGGATCTACAAGACGAGTTCTTGTGGAAGGTTTCAAAAACACTTTTTTTATTAAGGTTTAATAAAAATAATGATAGAACTACTGGAGGCACGGATCATTTCTTAACGGATAACTTAAAAGTGATTTTCCTCATACGGTCCTCCTCTCTACGTGGATATGCCCAAGCTATAAGTGAAAGTTCACAAATAGCAACAATTATGGCTTACGAGCCATTATTGTTGGGAAATCCCATCCAGTTAAGTAGTTATTTGCCGAAGCATTTATGTATGTCTCACCTTGACACCGGTTAGGGATATCTTGGTGATTATTACATCACGAGTACACTTACCCAGTCTTATCAAAACTGAGCATACGTATCCTACAATGATAGGTGACCTTTTTCAGTTCCTGTTTCATCGCACAACACGTACAAGACTCCAATTGCTATAGAATCTTGGCAAGGTCGTGGAGGGAAATTATTCCCCCTTTAGCCTTCCTATTTCTCACTTCCTGTCACCAGGTTGTAAGCATCAGGAGCAATCCAGTAAAGGATTTACATGATGGGTGTGGACCGCAAGGCGCGGCTTATACTATCGTTCGAATTCATCCTTTAACCCTTCTAACATAGTTTAGAGGTCAGAGGGTGGATGAACCTTAGTCTTAGTACGTCCCCTGTAGTACCACTCTATTATAAAA